CCCGGCATGTACGCCACTCTTGGCGACGAAACGATCTTCCTTGGGAAGTTCGAGCATCTTGTTGATGATCCATTGATTCACGCAAACGAGATAAGAATTGAATTGATGAATCTGATCTACGATGCGGCAGTTTCTATTGCTTCTGACCCAGACCCGGAACACAACACGGAAGTTATCACAATCGAAATCATCCAATAGGTGAATCATGGCTTTTGATCTTTCGTCAATCTCTTCTGAGAAGAGATTGCGTGCCCCGAGAATCATCTTGCTGGGGACTGAAAAAATCGGGAAGAGTACATTCGCTTCTCAATCGGATTCTCCGATTTTTATTCCTGTTAAGGGAGAAGAGGGTATCGACTCTATTCCGGTTGCTCAGTTCCCGACTTGCATGAGCCTATCTGATGCAATGCAATGTCTGTACTCTCTGTACTCTGGTGAGCATGGATACTCAACAGTGTGCATTGATTCTGTTTCTGCGTTGGAAGCATTGGTGTTTGCCGATGTTTGCCAACGTAATGGTCAAGTTGACTCTATCGAAAAGGTAGGTGGAGGGTATGCAAAAGGATACACTGAAGCAGTCAATGTTTGGCGTAAACTTACTGAGGCACTTGATGCACTTAGGAATGATCGCAATATGGCTTCTATCCTTATCGGTCACGTTAAGGTAAAGCGTTGCGACTCGCCGGATGGTGCATCTTATGACTCATGGCAATGGGACATTAACGAGAAGGCATCTTCGCTTTTGTATCGTTGGGCCGATGTAATCCTCTTCTGCAACACCAAGATAGTCGTTCGCAAAGAGGATATCGGCTTCGGAAAAGAGAAAGGGAAGGCTATCGACATTAGCGGTGGTCAGCGTTTCCTTTATACAAGGAAGAACCCAGCCTATCCAAGCGGTGGGCGTGGAGTGTTTGGTCAGTTACCGGCAGAGTTGCCGCTTAACTGGGGAAGTTTCATGGACGCAGTAACGAAAGTTTCTCAACAATAGAAGAGAGGTTTCAATGAGTGATCTGCAACAGATTTTCGGTAATGGTTTCGACACTGGTTCCGTTCCGCCTGCCGAGGACTTCGCCGCCGTTCCTCCAGGAAAGTATCCTGTTGTGATCGAGAAGGCCGAAGTGAAGCAAACCAAGAAGGGCGACGGACATTACATTGAACTGCAACTTTCCATCCTTGATGGACCTGCGAAGAACCGAAAGGTTTGGGATAGGATTAACATTCAAAATCCTTCCCAGCAATGCGTCGAAATCGGATTGCGTTCCCTTGCCGCTCTCGGTCTTGCGGTAGGGTTGGCTTCTGTTTCAGATACCAGCCAACTTCTTAACAAGGTGTGTATTGCTCACGTCAAGGTTGACGGAGAAAATAACAGCGTTCGCACGTACAGTGTGTGCGGTGGAAATCAATGCGGTCCTGCACAGACAGCACCACCGTACACACCTACTACGCAGCCGCAGACTCAGCAGCAAACCCAACCGGCACCGACTGCCGCCGCTGGCAAGCCGCCTTGGGCTCGATAGAATCACTGGCCTGAATATTCCCCGCATAATCGGATATGCGTAGCGGAAAGCTATAAGGTCAATCGCTAGCATGGATGCGAGCGGGTGAGTCATTTTGCTAGCAAGTTGCGTATGGATGTAAAGCCTTCGCACTTTAATGATTCACCCGCTTGCACCCCTGGAGTTAATCATGGAACCTCAAGAACTTGACACTCTCGCCTGTCTATGTCGTCAGCTTATTCACGCAAAGAAAGCTGAAGAGAAGGACAAGTCGAAGCGTATAGAGATTGAAGAGAAGATTGCAGTCCTCGTTCCTGGACCCGAAAAGGGCCAGAAGACAGTTACGCTTCCTGACGGCAGCAAGGTCACAGTTGAACGTGGATTCAACTACAAAGCAGCTTGTGACATGATCGAAGCAGCAATGAGACCACTTGACCGACCGGCACCAGTGAAAGTAAAGACCACTCGTGAACTTGACGAAAAGGGATATGAATGGTATCGAGAGAATGACGAGGATGCTTTCAATCTCATTTCCTCTTTCGTTACAGTTACACCCAAGAAAGTTTCTGTCTCAGTAAAGGAACCTAAATGAGCGATATACTCGAACACGTTCCGACTGACTCACAGACAGTACAGGCTATCTATGCACAATACAAGCAACGAGGGGATTCCGAGCCAGACCGAGGTTACTTGGGGTGTTCAGAGTTGGGGCACGATTGTCCTAGATACCTGTGGTACAAGTTTCGCGGTTGTGTCAAAGAGTCGATAGATGGCAGGACGTACCGACTATTCGACACAGGAAATCACGAGGAAGCACGATTTGTAAATGATTTGCGGGCTATCGGCTGCACCGTCCACGAGGCCGACGAGAGTGGCAATCAATTTGCCGTGTCTGCGATAGGTGGGCACCTATCAGGCCACATGGACGGCTGTTCCCTGGGGATTCCTGAAGCACCGAAGACTTGGCACGTTCTCGAATTCAAGACTCACAACAACAAGTCTTTCAACAAGCTGAAGAAAGAAGGCGTACAGAAAGCAAAGCCTCAACATTACGTTCAAATGCAGATGTATATGCACTTATCGGGAATTACTCGTGCATTGTATCTTGCCAAAAACAAAGACGACGACTCTTTATATTCCGAGCGTGTTCGATACGATAAGTCTTTCTGTAAGAAACTTATCTGCGATGCTGAGTTCATCATCACTTCAAACACTCCTCCTGAACGAGTTTCGACAAGAGAAGACTACTATATTTGCTCTTGGTGTGCAGCACACAAATTGTGTTGGGGTGGAGGAAGTGAAGACCCGACACTTACGATAGTATCAATCAACTGCCGTCAGTGTTGCCATGCTACTCCTACTATGGACGGTCATGCTTGCTGGCAATGTGAGAAGCATAAGCGTGGACTCTCGATTGAAGACCAGCGGAAAGCATGTGACGATCATTTGATTCTTCCTGGGATCATGCATGATTTCGTTCCATCGGAATGCGGAGAAGACTGGATTGATTTCGTTTTTGAAGATGTATCATTCAGAACTGGCAAGGGTGGTTTCTCAACAAAAGAACTTATGAAGCTTCCAGTTAATGGATTAACTAACAATCTTGTTGGAGAAGTTAAAGAAGAGTTCGGTGTTACCATCGTTGACTATGGACCTGACTTGCTATCCAAGTATCCCGAATCCGACTCTCGTACAATCTGGACAGGTCCAGCCGATCAACTGATTGCGAAATGGAAAGAGATTTATGGTGAGGATATGGCGAAGTTGGAAGTGTTGAATCACTGTCAGTCTTTTGAGTATGCAGCAGCCGAGTTTCCTCACGACCGAATCGCAATCATGTGGGAAGATGGAAAGCGTGCCGAAATCCGCGAGGGCGTGTCGTAATGAAAACGAAAGTCTGCACAAAATGCGGAAAAGAGAAGCCATTAAGCGACTTCTCTTTTCGTTACAGAAGAAAAGGACAGAAACCTCGTCCCTATGGTTTTTGTACTAAGTGCAAACATAAACAGAATGTGGAGTATGCTCTCAAGAAGAAGATTCGCAACGGCACACTCTTTGAATCCATTCGCAAGGTTGACCCGAAGAGAGCAGACAGACTTGAATCACTGAGTAAGAAAGCTAAATTGGGATTGCCGATGTAATGGGGTTTACAGCCAGACCATACCAACAGGAAGCGATGGACGCTATCCATCAATTCATCTGCACAAGGGAAGGGAACCCTTGTGTAAGTATGCCAACTGGTTCAGGTAAGTCTCCGACAATGGCTATGTTAATCCAGAAGTGGCAAGAAGAGACTCCTGGAATTCGAGGGTGCATCCTTGCACACAGAAAGGAACTGGTTCAACAAAACCATGATAAGTTTACAGCAGCGTACTCAGAATGCTATGAAGGCTCAGAAAGAAATATACCGCATGGAGTTGGAACACTGTTTGCAAGAAATGCTATGGGAGCCGGTATCTTCTCCGCAGGATTGGGAAAGAAAGATTATGAATCTCCAATCCTATTTGCATCAATCGACTCAATTTACAAAAGAAGCGGAGACTTTGAGCCATTCGATTTCATTTTCGTGGATGAAGCACACAGGATTCCGTTCTCAGGTGAAGGCAAGTATAGGACTTTCCTTTCTGGCTGCCGTCGCTTTAACTCTGACTTGCGTATCGTTGGTTGGACTGCTACTCCGTTCCGCATGGCGGGCGGTCAGCTATGTCACAAAGATCATATTCTCACGCACCTAGTTTACGAAGCACACATCACGGATTTAATTAACGATGGATACTTATCAAAACTACGCTCCAAGGTGGGAATTGCAGTACCAGACACCAAAGACGTTAAAAGATATTCAAACGGAGATTACATTACTAAGTCCCTTGCAGAGGCAACAAATCAGGAAAGTCTTGTGTACGATGCAGTCTCCGAGGCTGTTCGTATTATTCATGGAGAGAGACGAAGATCAATCGTCTTCTACTGCGTCGATATTGACCACTGCACAAAAGTCTCTCGTGCCCTTAACAGCTTTGGTATCTACGCACCAACGATAACAAGCAAGACACATCATCTTGACCGAGATAAGATACTCAGAGATTTCAGTAGCGGAATCATTCCGGCAATTTGCAATGTCAACGTCTTAACGGAGGGTTTCGATGCTCCCGGTATTGATTGTATTGTTCTTCTTCGTCCTACTTTGTCTGCTGGCTTGTTCAGCCAAATGGTTGGTAGAGGGCTTAGAATCTGTGGAGGGAAGGCTGATTGCCTTGTATTGGATTTTGCTAATTGTATTGATGAACATGGCCCAATTGATTTACTTGGTGGTGAAGTCACTGTATTAGCAGTCTGCCAAGAATGCCGCGAGACATTTTCCCGTGCTTTGAAATCGTGCCCACATTGCGGATGGATTCTTCCAAAGCAAGAGCGAGACAAGATCGAGGAAGTAGAGCGCAACAAGAGGATGCACGGAAAGACTGCATCAACCAAATCAATTCTTTCAAACGAACCGGAGATTCTGAAAGTCGATTCGATTTATGTTTCAAGACACAAGAAACCCGGAAGCCCTGATAGCGTTCGCGTTCAATTCAGAAGCGGACTGCGTATGCTACGCCACTGGATCACCTTGGATCACCCCGGACCAGCTGGGGTACTGGCTCAGCAGTGGTGGCGTCGTTTCATTTCAGTTCCGAGAGGCCACATAACAACAGTAAGCGAAGCCCTTAGTGATCTGTTTGTATCAGAGAAGCTACTTGACGCCATTAAGACTATAACTGTCGTCAGGAAGGGTAAATGGTTTGAGGTAGTTGACTACAACAAACCAACACAAGAAGATATCATTGAATACAATAGTCCTGGTGCATTAGCAAAAGACGAACTGATTCAATAGAATGTCTAATCCAAGACTAGAAGCCGCCCTATACTACGCGAGTTTGGGATGGTATATTTTCCCACTTGCACCAGGACAGAAAACTCCGATCACACCTCACGGTTGTAAAGATGCAACTACTGATTCCGAAACAATCCGCGAGTGGTGGTCGAAGTGGCCTATAGCAAACATTGGTCTTGCGTGTGGTGAGCAAACAGGTCTGTATGCAGTTGATATTGATGTAAAGGATGGAATAAATGGTTTCGACTCTCTCAGAGAATTTCCAGAGTTGCCAAGGACAATACGGCAGGATACCCCCCGTAGAGGATCGCACTTCTTATACAAATCAATTATTGCACCAGCTAACCGAAATAGCTTTAGACCTGGCATTGATGTACGGGGAAACGGATATTACATTGTCTTGCCCCCTTCTACGCATCCAAATGGAGGTACGTACCAATGGACAGTAAGGAATGCACCCTGGGAGATTCAAGCAGCGGAGTTTCCAGAGTTCCTGAGACCATCCAGCCGTTCACCTTGGACAGTATCCAATGTCGTAACGCCCCCAAAAACAATTATTGCGTCGAAATCGGATGCGTCTACTTCAGATGTGCTGTTGCGTGCCAGCCGTTATTTGGAGACCTGCGACCCGGCAATCCAAGGTAACTGTGGACACAACAAATTGCTTTGGGCAGCGGCAGCACTGATTCACGGATTCCTTCTGTCTGATTCTGATGCGTATTCTCTTCTTGAGAGAGAATACAATCCTCGTTGTGTGCCACCGTGGGACTTAAGCACACCGAAGGACAAGAAGGATTTTGAGCGTAAGATTTCGGAAGCAAGAAAACTTACGCCACAAAATCCAGAAGGATGGTTATTGTATGATGGGGCGTATAATTCTGATGTTGGAAGTGGTTGTAGCATTGATGTTTCTTCTATCCTTACACGACCAAAAGACGAACCTAAGAAAGTAGTGCAGGTTTCTTCAGATTCGGAATATGCCTTTTTGATTAAGCCAACAGGTCTACTTGGAGATATTTGTTCATGGATCAACAGAACAGCAATCAAGGAACAACCGTTCTTATCTTTGGCGTGTTCCCTCTCGTTTCTTGGTGCCTTATTTGGACGGAAGGTAAAGGATACTCTTGGGAGCAGGACGAACCTGTATTGCATGGGTGTAGCTCCGTCATCTGCCGGTAAGGCACACGCTATGAATCAGATTCGTCGCCTTGCAGCATCTTCAGGATGCTCAACATTGCTTGGTGGCGACGACATTGCATCTGATTCTGCTATCGAAGATAGGGTCTATCGTGAGCCATCGACACTGTTCATGTGGGACGAGATTGGTCACTTGCTTGCTCATATCAAATCAGGCATTAGCCAACATCACGCACAGGTTGTTTCCTTGCTAATGAAGTTGTATTCAGCAGCAGGAAACATTTACTTAGGAAAAGAATATGCCGAACAGCAACGACAACGAATCATTAGCCATCCCTGCTGCTGTATATACGGAACTTCAACAATGGAAAGATTCACTTCAGGAATCTCTCCGATTGAACTGCAAGACGGATGGCTCAGTAGGTGTCTCGTTT